TTCACGATTTGCTTTGCTGTGTGGAACAATGGTGTACTTCGAACCTACACGCTTGTCGATAGGGCGGTAAAGCGTTCCCATTATCTTCACTATGTTTGCGTTCACGTCACTTGCCCAAGTGCTTATGTCAGCGTACTCGCCCATTGAGATAGAATAAAGGTCGGGAATAAAACCAAAGTCCTTATCCTTAATTGTTATTGTTTCAAAGAACTTCGCGCTTTCGTTTGCAAGTGTGTCTTGAAAAGCGCCGAGTAGGGTCGGCAAGTGTTGGAAGGGAATCTGCTCCGCCTGTTCTTTCAGTAGGTTACTAATGCTAACCAACTTGTCGATATCGTTTTTTGCTGCGTGGTAGTCAAGGTATTGCTTGACGCTTATGCTTGCGTAATCTGCCGGTATACTTACTTTAATGCTCATTTGTTTGTTGTTTAATATCTACAATTAAGATTCTTTTGTTGACTACGAACCACAATACAAACATCCTTCTTCGTCGTCGTCGATTGTGTTTGCTTCGTTGTATATTCTTATCGCTTCCATTTCAACCTGTTCTTTCGTCCACGTTGGATTGAAGGCTGTGATTTGTGATTTGAGAAAGTTTAATTTGTTGTCGCTCATTTGTTTGTTGTTTATTTCTTTCGCTTTGTTCAAGATAGCGTTCCACTCGAACTTGTCTTTTGGAGTGTTCCACAGTTGTTCGAACATCCAGTCTAACGCGTTCATACGATTAAATCTTCAACGTTTATTTGATGCTCTTGGAGTAAGGTACGAATGTATTCGAATACTTCCTCAATCCCTTGTTGGTACGCGCCTTCTTGTCTTTCGTTGTACTTCGTGAACTTGCGGTATCCGTTCATGTCCAATTCCCAAAGCATTAAAGCCATATCGCGCGCCTTTGTCATTCTGTTGAACTCGTAACGATCGTCTCCGTCGGAAAGGTCAAAGGTTAGTGTTGCGGTACTCATTCGGTAATTTGTCGAATTAGTTGTTATAATTTGTCATTGATTATTATTTGAATGGGCGCATCGTTAACACCTGCTAATTCAGTTCGCTCAACGTACCCTCGTTTCTTTCCGCGTGTCTTCAGATAGAAGATTGTAGCGCTTGTGTTTGGAGCGTCTTGAATGCGGATTACTTCACCGTCTGGTGTTGACACCTCGCGGTGCGCTCCCTTAATCAATTCGAACAACTGACTTTCCGCGAAGTCAATAGCAAGGTCGGTTAATGATTCAACCTGTGCGCGATATTCTTCGTCTTCTTGCAACCAACGATAGTGTGTGCGTCTATCTATTCCAACAACTTCACAGGCAGTTGTGACCACACCTAACGAGTTCTCCAATGCTTTTAGCATAGCGCTCTTTTTAAGTGTGACACTCTGCGACTTTGTTTCTTTCTTCTCGCTCATATAATTCAAATATAAAACTTACCCTTGTTTACTCTTCGAAGGTAAAAATTAAGTTAGTTTACCCTTGAAATGGTTAATAACTTGCTCCATTTTTGAATCGTAGTATTTAGAGAAAGTATTGAACCCTTCGTTGTCAAGTTCAAAGCATCTAAACATAACACCTCTTAAACGTTGTGACGGCTTCTTTAAGGTGTCTTCTAACTCACTCTTTAACGATTCAACCACTTCAAGTTCTTCGCGCTTAAATGATTCATCTTTGAAAGCGAGATATCCGAACTGATTAGCGATTGTAAATAGTTCACTTGCTTGAGCAGGTGTAAGTTCATTCGTTCCAAAGGTAAGTTTAAGCGTTTTGTCCTTCCTCGTTGTAACGGCTTCGAGTTGAGCTGGGATTAGAATCATACACTAAAGATACGAAATGAATTATTAACATTCAATAGTTGTTGAAATGTATTTGTATTTTGTTTGATTGCTTTTATTATATTTGAATACTCGATTTTCTTCAAAGCATTGCCCCAAGCATTGTGCTGATTTTAAGTAATCGAGTACGGTGTGCGGGGCAACTTCTTTTATAGCAACTTGAGAAATGGTCTTGTCCACATTCAACCCATACCAACGAAGTGTGAAGTTGGTGAATGAACGTGATAATTAGAAGGAAGGTTATTTGTAGTGGTAGGAAATGACATTGAGTATCATTTTTGAGATTATACAATTAACCAGTAACAACAGTTATAAATAATCCAAGCAATGCAGAGGTGCAACTTGGGGGTGAAACTAGACATAGTTAACTGATTGCCTGTAACCCATGCAGGATCTTCTGAATTATGAGTAACTACTAATCACTATTAAGTAGTAGTTAAAAGGAATACTGATAAGGCATAAATGCGAGTTTAATGTCTTTTCACCCATAAACCTTTCTATGTCCATATCAAAAATATATGAGTAAAATAAACAAGAAAGCAAAGCAAGAATTATTCATTCAACTGCTTAACAATTACAAGACAAACAATGTTATTACATGGCATCACTTCCAACATGGTCACTTTCGCGTTTGGACACCGAATAAGACAGTCGATTTCTTTTTGAGTGGTATGCGTTGGCACGACGTCAAAAATAACCTCAGAGGCGACGTGTCGAGTTTACAAGACTTTCACTTGTATATCTAATCGAGATTCACTTCAACGTCTTGCATCGATTCAAGAAACGTCTTGATGTCTTTCTTCACACAAGCGCCACAAGTAGAACGTTCGTTATACGCGCCTGTTGCCTTGTCTTTGAAGGAATAGAACTTACTGAGGTCTATTGCGTCAATCCTGCCCTTCTTTTGAGCGTCAAGTAAGAACGTCTTGAACTCGATTTGTTCTTCAGTTGTAAGAACACCTTCCCACTTTGACGCAGGACAAGAAGCAAAGGCGAGTTTTGCCTTAACCGGCATAACGCAACCACATAACTTAATTGTTTTGCGTTTGAACTTTACTTCTATTTCTTCTTCTGCTCCGACAATTAATGGTCCGCAAGATTGCGTTGTTGCTTCAAAGAATTTACACGCTCGACAAATGTCTAAGCGTCTTTTGTACTCATTGTGTTTTACGAATAACATTTGCTCTTATTTTTTGTTTTATTGAATCAATGGTGCGATATAAGAAAGGCATCGGTATTCCTGTTTCTTTTGAAAGCGCGCGGTAGGTGAAATCTTCGAGAATGTATTCCTGAAAGATTAACCGCTCAAACTCGCTCAGTCGACTTATAAGAATGTCCAGCTGTTCGTTTGTCATTCGGTGACCGAGCCACGTCTTATCGACCTCATGCGCGTAGTCTTTGAAGTCACGTCGGTTTCTGTTCCAGGCTATCGTTTGTTTGTAGAATGGCGACGTTGGACTGTTGACCGACAAATACATAACGCGAATAAGATAAAATTCAAAGTCGCCTGTGTCAATTAAGTTCTCGATGTGTTTACTACCAAACATAGAAAGCAAAGAGTCGTGCAGAAGATCCTCGTAAAAAGGTTCTTTACGAGCGATGTTGTACGCAAGTTCTTTGAACTTTTTGTAGTGTCCTTCTATGTAATGTTCAAGTGTCAAGTGTTGAAATATTCATCAATTACTTTAATTGCTTCCTCGTTTCCCTTACAAATATAAGAAGCATAGCCTCTGTTTCTCAATTGCTCCTGCCACCACTTCTGCTCTGGACTTGCAACACCACCTTTTTCTTTCTTCATTTCGATTGCAAGACCTTTATATTCTTGGTTTGGTTCGTAGATGAATAGGTCGGGAAAGCCTTTGACATAACCTGTGCGCTTCATCTTGATCGCTTGCAAGTAACTTGTCCTCATTCCGCCTGCGGAAGCGCAATACAACGCGGTTGGATATGCTAAACGAAGATATTTCACAACTATCTCTTGCTGATTCGCTTCGCTTTCGGGTGCAATTTTACGCTTAGTACTACTTTTTTTATATGTTTTCTTAAAAGTTTTTACGTTCATTTTCAATAAGTTAAGTATTTTTATAAAAAAAAGTTTATTTTTTTCTTGCTATCTCAAAAGTTTAGCATATTTTTGTCAAACAATTAACAACAACACCAAAGATAAACAAAACAACGCAACGCACAATGAAACAACTTGCATTCGAAATCGCTCAAAAAATTGCAACTGATAAAAACCCAAACACAGTTATTATTTGTGCATCTATTTTAAAAGAAGCATTTATGATGCAGGGGATCAATAAGAAAGATGCTAACACTATGGCTATCGATGGAATCAAAATCATAATGAAATCAATGTTAAACCTTACAAAATAAATTAAAGCTATGTATCAAGTTAATTTCTACTTTAATCGCCAATTAATCAAAACGATCGAATTTGGCACAGAACACAAAGCAGAGCAATGCTTAATTGAATACGCTAACGAATGCGGAATGGACATTCGTGAAGATAATTACTATGCTGCTTGTGAAGGTACTATTCCAGAGCGCGAAATTGAAATCGTACAAATCAACAATTAATCAAATGAAAAAAACACTACTCTTTATCGCGATGCTATTCGCAGGAATGTTAATCGCAGGAACGATTGACGAATCGACAAGACAATTAGAACAAACCCCAAACCACACAACAAAATGAGTCAATACATAGATGATTACTGCAACGACATTGCACGAGAACAATACAATTTTATAAATCATAAACCAATTAAAAATAACAAAATGAAAGTAGAACTAATCGAAGAAGAATTGTACAACGAAACAATCTATTGGTTACGAATTGACGGATCGTATGTAGCAAAGAAAAAGACATACGAAGAAGCCAAAGAAGAATTTGACAAGGCAATTAACTTCCAACCTAAAACAACAATCCTTGAATCAAAAGAAATCTAAAATCTAAAATCAAAATGAACAATGAAAACAAATGCAAGACACCACTTCTCTTTCCAGAAGATATCAATGAAATTCAAGAAGCTATTATCGTCGCCCAAAATTATTGGGGTAATAAGAGAAATGGAACATTGGATTGGGATGCGTATTGCGCCTATCGAATTGACAAACTTGAACGAGTACTCAAGCACATTATCACAACGAATTGGAAAGAACTACCAGAGCCAACAGAAAAGTAACTTTGTTTGTGTTTCTTCGTCAGCTAACGCGTACAACCTAACGCACAACGAGATAGCAGCGAACATAGAGAAACATCAAAAACTTTCAGAAGCGCGTTGGAACGACAACTTAATCGAGTATATTTGCAACCACTAAAATCAAAATAAACTATGTACTGTCCAAAAATCACTTATTGCTTTTCAGCAACAGACTTAAAAGAATTAAACAAACAAATTAAAGTTATTGCTGTTAACTACGAAGAAACAGAAGGCGGTTGGTTTAACACATCTGAAAGCGACAACGTTAAGTTCATTGACCAAAACGAAAAGTCTTTCACGCTATGCGTTAGAGGTCAGTTCTTTCGTCGTGGTGAAGGCGAATACGACCTCGAACACGTTATGTTAATCGCAGACGGAATAACACTTCACTTTGAAATAAGACTATTCGACGATCAATTGTAATGGGTTACTTTAAGCGCATCAACGAACAATCGAACATTCACGAAAGCCAACAGCGACACATTCAAAGCGACGAAGAACTGGCAATTAAGTTCGAACAATATCTGAATTCATTTAATAACAACAAAATAAACAACAACACAATGAGCATTATTGCACAACCCTCAAACAACAACGGCGGTGGTCAAACAGTACCAGCAGGAACACACGTAGCGCGTTGCTACCAAATCATTCACATCGGAACAATCCTTGACACTTATCAAGGCGAAGAGAAGTTAGTAAACAAAGTTCGTCTTGTATTCGAACTACCTCTTGAACTTGCCGACTTCGGTAAAGGTGAACAACCATTCTCAATTGGTCGCGACTTCACATTGTCAATGCACGAAAAGAGCGGATTAAGAGCATTCGTTCAAGGTTGGCTTGGTAAGTCAATGAGCGACGCAGAAGCAAACAAATTCGACATCGCTACGCTATTAGGTAAGGAAGGAATGCTTAACGTTATGCACCGCACCGCGAACACAGGAAGAACTTACGCGGACATCAAAGGTGCTTCACCACTTGTTAAGGGAATGACTTGCCCTCCATTAGTGAACAGCGCGTTTCTTTTAGACTACGACAGCGAAGATTTCGACTTGCGTTTTAAGATGCTTCCAGAGTGGTTGCAAAACAAAGTAAGTTCGTCGAAAGAATTTAGCGACCGATTAGATAAGGCTGCGGATCAAATGAACAAGGCTAAAGCAATGCTCGAGAAAAGCGGTTTGGTTCAATCAACTGACGACACCGAAGACTTACCATTCTAAATTAATAACGAGAGGGTTGAAATACACCCTCTCTAATTTTAAAACCTACAAAATGAAAAAACTTATTTCACTTGAAAAGCGCGTTGAGAAACTACTGAAGAAGTACAAGACACTTCGCAATAACAACAAAGCACTTTGTGTCCGCGTTTGGGAACAACAGTTCGATGAGCGCAAAGACATCACAAGCAACTTTTTCGCTATGTACGAAAGCGGAAAGTACGTCAGCGCGGACAACATCACTCGCATAGCGCGACTTGTTAAGGAACACAACCCAGAGTTACGCGGAACGAACGACAAAGACAACAAGAAGAAAGCGCAACTAATCAAACCACTATTAAAACGATGAACAAACAATTGTATTCAACCCCATTCGGTCGCTTAGTCAAGATAAACTTCAAGACGCTGACGAACTTCAAGACAGCGTTACGAATCAGCGATCCAACGGCGCGTCTTTACGTCGCACACCCAGAGCGAATGAGAATAAAAGACTTCAACAACATTTGCTTACACACAGGACTTTCACGCGAGGACGTATTCAGCACATTCACACCAACCAAATTAATAAACGAAGAAAATGACTAACGAACAAATAAGACAGCAAATGATTGATATGATTCCGTTTGCACATATGGAACGCTTCGAAACACTATGGACGATGCTTACCCCGAAATACGAGCGTCTATCGACCGAACAAATCAAGATTCAACAGGAACTCGAAAACGAACGTGAAGCGTTCTGGAGCGCGTTAGAAGATGTAACGTGCAGCGTGTTGGGACTTCAATCGCAAACGCTATACACCCCAACAAGACGACGCGAGATAGTCACCGCAAGGCAAATGATTTTCTTTCTTATTCGTCCTTGTTACTTCCAGTCCTTCGATTCAATAGGTAAGCACTACGGCAAAGACCACGCGACAGTTATGCACGGAATCAAACAGGCGACATGGCAAATAGAGATGGATAGAACCTATCGCGCAACCGTTGAACGCATTTGTTTTTTAATGAATGAAATGGGTTATGCTAAACCTATCAAGTTTTTCACTAAGTTTGTCGAACACATCGAGCATCAAAGAGAACTCGAAGTGAAAAGAAGAGCCAAACTAAACCTATAAAATCAAACAACTATGTGCGACTACTGCCGTTACTGCGACACCGAAGCAATTGAAGAACGAATTGCTGACATTAAACACAATAGCATTGTTTACGAGAACTGGGACAACTCAGACGTTCAAGAACTATTTGAAGATGAAATAGGACTTTGTTACGACTGCCAAAAAGAAGAAGACGCAGACTTCGAAAGGGACGAATACTAAAAATAAAAAGATGCTAATACTACAACTAAAAAAGAGAATTGAGATTCTCGAAGCGAAGGTTCAAGAACAGGAACAAAAGATAAACGACATTTTAAATAAGTTGTCCGAAAGAGCAACAACACCTTCTCTCGTTCCTGCAAAGAAACAAGCGTTCAAAAAACCAACTATTGTTGAGATATACGACTACGCTTGTGAACGATTGAGCAACGACGATGCGTTAAAGTTTACCGAGAAATTCCACGCTCATTACGAAGCGAATGGTTGGAAGGTTGGACGCAACGCAATGAAAGACTGGAAGGCTGCGGTTCGTAAGTGGGATTTATCTACCTTTGACACTTCAAAAACAAACCAACAAAATCAAAATAAAATTAAGAATGGAAAATTCGACTCCGATGCTGCGCAACGCATCTACGCAGACGCTTACAACTACACAAAGGATTGACAAAGCCGAACGCGAAAGCGCGTTTGTAGCCGACTACGACCTGCCAACGTTCGTTAAACTTTGCTCGAAGGTTTGCGCTATGTACGGAATAGCACTTCCAGAGGCGCAACTGTTGCAAATGTTGCACGAATTTATAGTGAAACACTTTCGTTGGGTGACGTTCGAACACTTCAATCTCGCGTTTGAAATGAACGCAGCGAATGAACTTGATAAAAAGTGTGAACACTTCGGAGCGTTGAGCGTTTCTTTTATAGGCGACGTACTTACTCACTATAAACCGCACCGCGATAAAATCAATTTACAAATACAACGCGAAATAGCTGATTCAATAGAGCAGAAAGCGAAAGAAATAAAGGAGAATGAAATGGCAGTAAACGACGACAGCTGGAGAAAGATGCTCAAAGAAGACATCGAGAGTTTTAAGGAAGGTAAGTTCATTACGTTAGAACTGCGCGGAGTCTCAATGATGCGTTGGCTAGAAGAAGCGAAGTACATCGACGCGACGACGTTCACAGACGACGAGTACAACACTTGCAAAGCGAAGGCGCGTTTCATTGTTTTTCAAGAACAACAACTTTCGAAGGGAATGGTTGAGCGAATGAGCGACAGGAAGCGTCAGCTATTGAAGGAATCGTTGCACTTTGAAGGAATGCGTCAGTTGTATAAATTATATCTTTCAAAACAATGAATCACGGATCGTTGTTTAGCGGAATCGGTGGGTTTGATTTAGCCGCTGAATGGATGGGTTGGAACAATAAATTTCATTGCGAATGGATGCCCTTCCCAAGAAAAGTTTTACATCATTATTGGCCTAATTCTAAAAGTTATGAAGACATTACAAAGACAGACTTCTCTATTCACAGAGGAACAATTGATATACTCACAGGAGGCTTCCCTTGTCAACCATACTCAAGCGCAGGTAAGCGACTTGGGAAAGAGGACGAGCGACACCTCTGGCCGCATATGCTCCGAGTCATTTCAGAAGTTAAACCAACCTACGTTGTGGGCGAAAACGTTCGTGGACTTACTAATTGGAATGGGGGAATGGTCTTCGAAGAAGTGTGCGTTGACTTGGAAAGTCAAGGGTACGAAGTACAACCGATACTATTGCCAGCTTGTGCCGTCGGTGCGCCACATCGCAGAGATAGAATTTGGTTCGTTGCTTCCAACTCCAACAGTCTTCGACAGCACGAACGCGAGTGCAACAATGAAGAGTTCACAAGTAAAGGAAGGGTCAATGCACTCAATGACGTTAACGAGAATGTTGAGCAAAAGACTGCTTCCAACTCCGTGCGCGAACGATTACAAAGGAGCGTATCGACCAGAGAGTATGATTGCCAGCAATGGAATGGACAGGAAAGAAAGGTTAAACAACTTGTATATTCATTTAAACCAAGAATACAATTCGAAAACTTCCCAAATCAACCCCCCGTTTGTAGCGGAAATGATGGGATTTCCTCCCAATTGGACGGAATTACCTTTTCAAAATGGCGACAAGAATCAATAAAAGGTTATGGAAATGCAATTGTTCCACAGGTAGCCTATCAGATTTTCAAAGTAATTGCTGAAATGGATGCAAGAGAAAAGGCACAACTAAAACTATTTTAATGATTAAAACAAGAATTATTTCAGAAGAACATTCTGGAAACAAGACATACAAAGTACAACGTAAAAAGTGGTATGGTTGGGTGACTGAATCTATTAATGAACTGCTTTATTGTTCTATTGATAAACATTTTCATACAATTGAAGAAGCGGAATTGTACATATTGAAACACTTTACCAAACCTAAAGTTAAAGTGGTGAAAAATCTAAATGTAACATAATGCCCGAAATAATTTACCACGACAAGCAAAAACACGCGTTAGAACTTCTCTCGTACGAAAGTCCTATTTCGCAAGTTCTGTATGGTGGCGGTGTATTCAGCGGAAAGTCTTTTCTCGGTTGCGACTGGCAGATAAAAAGAAGGTTGAAGTACCCAGGGACAAAGGGTTTAATCGGTCGTGCTGAATTAAAGAAGTTGCGCTTGTCTACAATGCAAACTTTCTTCGAACTTTGTACGCTTCACGGGTTGAAACCGAATGTTCACTACACCTATAACGGACAAGACCACGTTATTAAGTGGTATAACGGAAGCCAAACGATACTTATGGATTTGGCAGATATGCCGTCAGACCCCGACTTTCAGAGATTTGGGTCGATTGAAATCACAGACTACTTCGTTGACGAGGTAGCCGAAGTTTCGAAGCGTTGTATCGACATATTGCAAAGCCGTGTACGTTATAAATTGATTAATGACAGACCGAAGGGTTTAATGACCTGTAATCCTTCAAAGGGTTGGTTGTATAACGACTTTTATTTTGCTAATCTTAAAGGACAATTAAGAAACGATAGAGCCTTTGTGCAAGCGCTTCCAACGGACAACCCATATATCTCGCAGACTTATCTTGAGAACTTGCAGAAACTTCCAGAGTACGACCGCAAACGTCTTTTAGAAGGTAATTGGGAGTTCGACGACGACAGCGACAAACTGTTTTCAACGGACAACCTGCTGCGTATGTTCCGCAACGAACTCATTGAAGGAAAGAAATATATCACAGCCGACATAGCGCGGTTTGGAAAGGACAGGACGATTATTTGCGTTTGGAATGGGTTAACACTTATTGAACTAATTGAACTCAATCGTGCAGCGTTGGACGAAGTCGTGAACAAAATTCGTTTAATGTGTCAACAGCATTCGATTTTACTTCAAGATGTGGTCTGTGATGAAGACGGTGTTGGTGGTGGAGTTGTTGATTTTCTTAAGTGTCGAGGATTCGTTAACGGATCTAAACCCAAACAACCGCAATACCAAAATTTGAAAAGCGAGTGTTACTATAAATTGGCTCAATATGTAGAGGAAAATCGGCTCACTATTCTTGTGAATGGAAAGAAGGAACAAATCGTGAAGGAACTCGAAATGATTAAGCGACACCGCGCAGACGTGGAAGGAAAGTTAATGGTAACACCAAAAGACGTAATCAAGAACCGCGAAGGTATTTCTCCCGACGTTGCCGACGCTATAATGATGCGAATGTATTTCGAACTTAATCCTTCTTATGGACAGTATGTTGTCGGGTAAATAATTTAGCATATATTAGCACAATGGAAAAAGAAGAAGAATATACTGAAGCGACAACTCAAATAGTTAGTCAATTACTAAAATACGATTATAAAGATGAAGACTTTGGAGAAAATTCTTTTTACGTTAAAGAAGACATTCAAAGTTTAATACATTTATTTGCGTTAATTCATAACATAGTAGGTGAACGTACATCTCCTGAACAATGGGAAATGTTAGATAAAACAAGAGACACTTTGATTGAATACTTAGAAACATACCATTTAAACAAACAGGAATGAAACAAACACCATTATACGAATCGCTCAAAATGACATACGAGCGTGAGCGCGAAATTGTTAATTCAATAGCGACATACTTCCAACAAGGCAAAGTTCTTGGCGATATTCTTTTGGAACTTTCACAACGAAAAGATATGAACGCAAAGGAGAAAGTATATCTCGCGCTTATGATTGGTTCAATGATGTCGAAGCCGAATGAAGAAAAGTAATTAAACCGAAAATAAAATCAAATGAAACTTTTAGATTATCTATTACCCGAAGATGTAATAAGAAAACAGGAACTTGAACTTTACATTGAAGAAAATAAAGACAAGAAAATTCCTAATAAAGAAAAAACTGCAACGTATCATTTTCAATTCCGTATTCCAGATATGGAGCAAGATTTAGGATGCTATAGAATAACCGAAGAACAATACATTA